TTTGTATTTGTAAATATATTTACTTGTGTTGGATCAGTCATAATTACTGACTCTGCATATTTTGGACTTACAGCAACAGAATTAATAGGAATATTTCCAGATTTTACGACTTTTTTTAATTCATTCTCTACAAACTCTGTTTGTAAAACAGTAACCCCTTGCAATTCTTGTTTAAAATCTCTTGCAGTTGCACCAGACCATTTATCTAAACTATCTTTTGATTGTTTTATAATTGCCCTTAATCTTTTTCTTGTTTGTGGTGCTATAACAACTGCCTCCCCTGCGGCTTGTTGTCTTAAATCTATTTTTTTTAGCTGATTGGCAGCGTTTAATATTATTTCGTTATAGGTTATGGCATATTTTTTTGCAACAGCATTACTATATCTGTTTAAATCAATTGTTTCTCTGAAAAATGCTTCTGGTGTACTCATTCATCAAGCCGCCTCTTCTTCATCGTTATCTGAAGCTGGTTCTTCTGGTGCTTCCATTTCTACCAACCCTCCGCTTTGCGTACTTTCCATTTCTCCTTCGATATCAAAATCGTCTCCGAGAACTTCACCGCTAGATAATTGGTTTAGAAGTGTCTCCTGTGAGATAGTGCCAGCAGTAAACAATGTTAATAGACTTGTTATCTCCTGTGGTTCTAGTCTTGTAGAAACAAAGTCTCTATTTACAAAGCTGCTTCCAGCATTAGGTTCATTGAGATATTCGCTATGAAACTTAAGACAATTATCAATCAGGTCTTGCATCTGTTGAGCAATGACCATCATAGTGCTGTCATTCTGTGATCTATCTATTCTCTTAGCCTCTGCTGTTTCTCCCACTAGTTTCTGCCCTAATACCGCAGCTAGTGACAAAGTATTAATCTGCTCTTTAAGATCACCAAGTCTTTGGAATTGGCTGTCATAACTATCTCCTGAGGGGCTTACATATTCAAGTCTTGATTCTGGTGGTAATGCTAATGCTTCACTAGGGCCAGTTGTTATTTCATCTGCATTTGGATAACCAAAGACAGCAAGTAATGGTACAGAACTTATATGTAAGATATTATCCAAATCTGATTGAATCTGGTAATGCTTAAGGTTTAACTCTGCTATGTCATACAAGGGGCTGCGTGACTCATAAAAACCTACCCTGTTAGAATATGCCACAGCAAAAGGAATCTTATCTTTTAAGCTCATTTCACCTTCATCAAATAATTTATATTCACTATTCTTTTTATCTTTTCTGTGAATTTCATAACGACCACGCTCTAAAACTCTAATCTGCTTTACTTGCTTTTCTCCATACTTTCCATCAGGTTCTACAACATTCTCCAACAACCTTAACTGCGTGAGTTGTCTTGCACCATCTATAACCTCACTTCTCCATCCAAGAATATTGCGTGGTGAATATGTCACCCAATAAGGTCTGGTCTTATCACCTTCTTTTGGTGCATCTACTAATACCCCAACATGACCAAATGATATTGCTGTTCTTGCTGTTTCATATAGCCAGACATTTAGATCATTCCCTTCTAGGTCAACATCAAATAATTGTTCTCTAACTAAATCGGAAACATCATCAAGCCTTACTGGTTTTCTTGTGAGCATACCTGACAGCATTTTCTCGATTCGTTGCAAGTAAGGAACAACAGTTGATCTTGATAGCCTTACGTCATAACTGTCATCTGTTTCTCTTGCCTCCTGTGGTAAATATTTTCTATGTTCACTCCTGATCTTGTATGTGCCTTCCTTCAAGTCTGTAATCAAATCCCAAAACTGCGCCATGCGTTGATATGCCGCGTTTGGTGATTCAACTGTTGATACAGCCTGTGTTATAGGTTGGTTGTAAATATTTAATGAGCTATACACAGTTTTTCCTCATAGTACCATTGCTTTTAATATATTCTAATTCCTGTTGGTCTGCCTGCTCTACCATATAGCAAATTAAATTCACGATATACTAAATAACCTAAAGCATCATTCATGTGATCATATCCGTTTTGTTTGTCTGGATCTCCTGTTTTTTCATCGTAGCTTTGCAACTCAAGACACTCAATTAAACGTGTACAACTGGCATGAATCGCCAAACGTCTTTCCCCTTTGCCGTTCTGTAATAACGCATTGACGGTTGCAACTCTATCTTTGATAAAGGGTAAACTAATATTCTGTTTGAAGGGTAGCGTCTTTTTATCTCTTGTGCCAAAGCATCAGTATCTTTTTGTTTGCTAATTTCATCTATGATCACTAGCTTTTCACCATCCCTGACACCTACAACACAGTTGCAATTCATTACATTAAAATCTACACCTACAAGCAAAGTTTCCATCTTTGTATCAAATGGAATTTTATCTATAACGTGATCTTCTCTGGAGAACCTATCATAAACTTGGCCGCTTGTGAGGTTGACCCATTGGCCAAGCAAGTAGGCTTTTATTAACTGCGGTGGATAATTCTCTTCAAGAGATTGAATAAAATTTTCTGGTAGATATGGATTATCTTTTGTCTTTGCTTGAATCAATCCTGTATCAGACTTTTTATTTTTTTCAAATGTTTCAAATGCCCAGCCATGACCTTCGGGCGTTGTGGTTGCATAAAACTGCTGAACATTACCTGACCTTAATCTTGCAAGAGCCATATTCATTGCTTGCTCCGCTTCTCTTTTTGGTATAGTATCTGCCTCATCAAATCCAACAGCACAAAGGTTCTGGCCTCTTAGTCTTTGATATGTAAGCATCGTCCTTAGCAAGATTGTATGAGTTCCTTCTTTAAATTCTAAATTGTACTCAGGAAGTGGTGATGCTCTGAAACTGTAAGGAATTTGCCATTGATCCAAAAGCTCATTCATTGTCCTTTGCAAAATATCTCTGAGCATTGGGGCTGTTGGTTCAAAGATTGCAGAAACATGACCAACATTTAAAGCTGCTAAAATGCAAGATTTTGAAATTAAAGCATGAGTTTTTCCAGCACCAAAACCACAAACTAAAGCGAGTTTTCTATGGTCAAGATCATCACAGAATTTTGATTGATGTGGCAACAAATCTTGAGATATACGATCTATAGCTTGTGCTGTTGTCGGTAAATCATAAGTCCCTATTTGATATAAAACATTTCCAGCTTTTGCCGTATCTAAAATGCTCACGATACAATCTGTGCAAGTTTAGCTGCTGTATTGATCGCACCGAGAGCAATATGATAATGACCTTTTTTTCTAGCCTCCATCTGTAGGGTGCTACATTGTGCCAAAAGGTCAGCCACCATCTGGGGTCTTTCCATATCCCAATCCTTTTTTAGCTCGTTTCTAGCTATGTTTATGTACTTACAACAAGCTCTTTCCCCCACCCCCCAATTCTCGGCTGCATAACGCACGCAATCGGATCTACGGCCACCATTTGCAATAATGCGAGCAAACTTCTGTGACCTGATTATGGTTTCAGCTTTTGATCCTTTTTTACCCATTAATTAAATGATACACGTTTTGCTTTATCACCTGTAAAATCCTCCCACCTTTTAACTATTACATCACAATATTTTGGATCAAGTTCCATTAAAAATGCTTGTCTTTTTAGACGTTCAGCAGCTATAAGTGTTGATCCAGAGCCTCCAAATAAATCAATTACATTACCTTGTTTATGATTTATCAAAGCCCTTTCTGCTAATTCAACAGGTTTTTGTGTTGGGTGCATATATGAAACATCTTTTTTTACTTGCCATAAATCACTTTCGTTTTTTATGTGCTTATCAATTTTTGCGTTAAATAAACAAAACTCATGTTGATGTCTATAACCAATCCCTAAACCAAAGACATTTTTTGCCCAAACAATACAACCTTTAAAAGGTAACTTTGTTTGTAAAGTTGCGTAAAATTTCCAATTACACCAAACATAATAATGATTTGGTTTTAAAATATTAATAATTTCAACCATTCCTGTAATAAGTTCATCAAAAGAATCTTCAGATAAATCATCATTTTTAATGATATCAAACTTTCCACTCCTACCATTAAAAGCAACATTGTAGGGAGGATCAGTAAAGACCATATCAGCTTTACTGCCATCCATTAATTTTTCAACGTGAAGAATGTTTGTTGAGTCACCACATAAAAGCCTGTGATTACCAAGAATATATAAATCACCTTCTTTTGTTATTGGTTTTTCTGGTACTTCAGGAATGTCATCAGGATCTGTCAAACCTTCTGCTGGTAATACTTCTGTCTCTCCAAGTAGTTCTTTTAAGTCATCATTATCAAACCAGGGGTTAAGGTCATGCTCTTGACTAAGTTCTTCAAGCATATTTAAATCCCATTCTGAAAGGTCGGAGGATCTATTGTCTGCAAGTGCAAGACCAACCTTTTCATCTTCTGTTAGTCCAGTTCTTTTTACGGCAATAATTTCATTACCATCAGTTTCAATTACTTTTAAATTTTTTATCCCTGCGGCTTTAGCCCCTGCGATTGTTCCATTTCCAGCAAGTATGCGATTATTTTCATCGATAACTATTGATCTTGCAGCCCCATATTGCTCAAGGCTTTGTCGAATAAGTTTTGCAGATTTGTCTGTACGCTTTCGAGCGTTTTTAGGATCGTTTTGTAAATCGTTAATTGAAGTCATGTTGCCATAGTAGTTCAGTATTAAAAAATAAACAAAATGAGACTCATTTGAGATTTCTAGTGTTCCCACGTTCCCATGTGTTCCCAGAAATGCTTAAGACTTACCTAACCCTATATATACCCCTAATATACCTAT